AGGTGACATGTGCAAGGCACACATGATGCGGGTGAACCGCTGGACTTCCGCACAGGCGGACGCCCACCTCACCCAAGCGTTTGATGTCTGGCGGCGGCGGTCGGCGGTGAGTTGGGCTCTGGATCTGACGTGGTTGGAGGGAGTTCGCTGACCCGGATGGACTTGGGCCTCCCTGGGATCTTCCGGGCTCTGCTGGCAGCACCAATTTTGGCTTTCGTCTCAGGGCTGTGCTTCCTACCCGTGGACCCGACTTTTGCAGCCTCTAGTGCCTCTGGTGTGTTCTTGGTGCGCCGCATCTTCTCAAGTGACTCTTCAGAGAGTTTCCTCCCCATGAGGGTCTGTCGCTTCTTCTCTCGTGTGGCGTCTGAGTCTTTCTTGCCCAGATGCTTCAGCCTTTGGTTCTCCTTGAACGCATCAGACATCTTGCGTCCGGTGCAGACCTCCCGCGACCTAGCCATCGCGGCATCAGAGGGCCTGCGCCCTTGAAGGGCCACACTGATTTTCGCAAGATGCTCTGGGGATTTGACCCTCCCTTTCCCAGCCGCACTCATCTTGGCCTTTGCCTCATGCGTGTGTTTCTTGCCCAACTGTGCCTGTCTGTTCCGTTCCCTGGACTCCGCTGAGTGCGGGGCGTGTTTCCCACCTTCTTTGAGGTTGTATCCATTTGGGACCATGCTGTCCAGGGTGCCGATCCAAGCGCATTCTTTCGAGTCGAGTTCCTCGTAGGAAGCGGCAGTGTCGATGACCTCCACCGAGAAATTCTCAACCCCGTATTTCTTCAATGCCCCCTTCAGCCCAGGGTAGGTCCGACCATTACCCAACCCCTTGAGGTGAGCCCTCCATCGGCACTGCACACCGCGAGTAGTCTGGCCCACGTAGATTTTTCCGTTGATCAGGTTCCGAATGGCGTAAATTTCACCGAAAGGTTTTAGCATGTTCGGACTCTACCCCGTGTGTGCCCGAGGATCAACTAGGTCGGGCATTTCCCCATGGATCGCCAATGTTGGTTGACCCGGACCCAGACATCATCCGAGGGGTCGTGCTGGGTGACCTGGACCCGGCGGACATCCCTTTGAAGGTGGATGTGTTGTGGCAGCACTTGCCCTTCGCCAGTGATGTTGTCCTGGGGCTCACCGTCACCAAGACGGATGGGGGCACAGTGAGAGCCAAGGAAGCTCTGCCCATGAAGCTCCTCACGGCGTCCAACCTCGACCCCAACGAGGTGGTCTGGCAAACCTACCACAGGATAGCCCGGAAGATGTCGTTTCAGTTGTTCGAGGTGGACCCCAGGATAGGGTTGCCACTCACCTCGAACAGCATGGTGCGATTCCCGAACAGCCCCCTGTTTGATCCGCCGTACATCGACTCCACGTACGTCCGCTACCTGTGCAGCACCCAGGATGTGCGGCTGAGTGCCGTGGAGCTCCAGGTGTCAGGGTCGCTCAAACGATGCCCCTTCTGCGAGAGTGCCATCTACCCGTTTGGTGGGTCACGGAAGCCGGGTGTTTGGTGCGGAGGGAACGTAGGGTTTGCCCACGAAGAGTGTGCCCCGTGGGTGACCGCCCGCCCCTTGGTCCCCTGAGCTACTGGCCCCGTGGTGGGGTGAACAATGTCCGGGTGTTCTGACCCAGGGTGTCCGCCCGGCTCCCAACCGACTCGGTCTGATTGGCCAGACTGCCATTGGTCTGCCGGAACTCGTTGGTGATGGTGTTCCACCCACTGACGGAGTCCAGGAGTGACCGCCGACCTTGCTCCATCGCCATGCCCCGCATCTTGGCCTGCGTGTCGGCCCAGCCCACCGCGGCCTGCTGCATCTGTGTGCTCACCCACTGAACAGCCTCCTCCTCGGAGGAGACAATCTGGGTCATCCCAGCCGTGCCCGACATGTACGCGGCCAGCAACAGGTCTGACTCTGCACCCTTGCAGGCACAGGTGTCCTGCTGCCCCATCGGGGTCAGGTCCGTGAGAAGGTAGGCCGCGTTGTTCACCGGGAGCTTGGTGACGGCGTCCCGGTCCGACATGATGTAGTTGCGGAGACCGTTGGCGATCATGGTGGTCCGGTCGCCGTTCCGTTGGTCGTTCTCACCGAGGTGAAGGATCGCCGCATCGCCTCCTGACGGGTCACTATTGCTGGCAAGAGCCGCTGCCGCTGCCGCAACTGCACGACCCCGCTCCTCAAGGCTGTCACTGACAATCCCACGGAGATACGCCTCCCGCTGTGCGTCCGTGAGGAACTGCAACGGGTCCCTGGCACTGATCCGTTCGTAGTTGCCACCGGGCTCGATGGACAGCCCTCGCCCGTACTGGAACGACCCGTAATGCTCAAACCCTTTGGCGTCAGACACGGGGAACACGGGGGAGAACTCCTCGTGGTCGGAGCTCTCCATGATATGCACGTCCGACCTTGGGACGAAAATCCCGCGCTGGGGCGGTGGGTTCCCTCGGAACAGGGCCGTGAGGGACTCCTCCCAAGGGGTGAGGTACACCTGGGCTTCCGACGGGAACGGCGTGCGACCACGGATCGTGCGGAGCACGTCACGGGCGCGGTTGAGGTTGGTGAAGTTCGCCTGGGTCACATCCACCACCAGCGCCCGTGCCTTGGCTGCGAGCACGGCGGTTGCGGCGGCGGCGGAACGAACCGTGGTGGTCCCCGACGGGTCAAAATCGTTGGGCACCCCATTGGTGATGTTGTGGATGGGGGTCCCAATCAGGACGGGCGTCCCTCCCGAGGTCCGGGGAGGGGTTGATGACCCAGCCACAGCCCGGTCGATGAGGGCGTTGATCTCCGCGTCCGTTGCAGGCCCGGACGAACGGGTCTCTGCGAGAGGCGTCCCTTGGATGAGCCCCTCGGAGGTGCGGAGGTTCTGGATCCCCTCGACGGCGACGGCGATGAGCGCCCGTACTTGTTCCGCTGTGGTCCGCACCGTAGAGAGCCCCGCGGACCCAACCTTGTCCGTGAAAGTCCGTGTGAGCGCACGGACGAATGGGTCGTTGGCCCGGGGGTTCAGACACGAGTTGATGAACCCGATGATTTCCCTTGGGGGGGCGGGGTGGTGTGCTCGAACAGACACCGGAGTCGCTCGCACTTGCCCCCGTGCCTCGAACGTCATGGAATAGATGAGGTTCGTCGGTACCACTTGCGTACCCCGCTGTTCCATCACCCGGACCTTCAGCCCATTGGTCGGGGTGTGGACCACATCAGGGTAGCGATCGTTCGGGACGACATCAACATAGCTGCCCTGGCGTTCCTCGGGGATGTTGCTCACATCCATGATGGGGAGCACCACCACGGTGTTGTAAGTTGATGTTGGGGCCGGTGTTGGCGGTCGAGAGGGTGCCGTCGTCGGGGGCGGCGGGGGGTCAGGGACCCCAACCCGACCCAAAATACCAGACCGGCGGATACCATTCACGCGACCCTGAAGGTCCCGGCCATACACAGTCGGGTCGGACGTGAAGTAACGAGCTCGCTTCAGAGCTTCCGCGTACACCATGGCGTTTCCAGGGTGGAGGAGGTACGCCTGGACTGCCGCCACATGCCCACGGTCGGTGAGGAACCGGACAAAATGGTCAGCCCCTTCTTGGGGTGTCCGATATGCCTGGAACGCATCCCGTGTCGGTACACGGACCCCATTCACAGTCTCATGGGATCCATACGTTGTCCTGAACCCTCCCCCCCCATATTTCAACCCACCGAAGTTGAAATTCATCATGCTGCGGCCAGAACCTGTCTCATGCGACCACTGCGCGAGAAGGATTTCCAAGATGGTATTGGAAAGAGCGGGGCTCTGAACAATCCTGTTCCAGGCATTCCTCAAATACCCTGCTGCGTCACCGACCGACATACGGGTAGGGGTCCGGGGCACTTCTCCCTGGTCCGCATACGGGAGATACCCCCCGCCCCCACGATTCACCACAATTGGCGTAGACACCCCCCCCGGCTCACTTGTTTCACCACCTGAGCTCAAATCCACAGGGAGGTAGCCCTGCATCGCAGGGTCGGGGTGCGACGCCGAGTAGTAGCGGTAGTACCCCGGCGTGGTGAGCGACAAGGACGCCTTGCGGTCTGACAACATCTGGAGGAGGTTGGCCGACTCGTTGATCGTCCCCGAAGGGTCCGTACGGGTGTCCCCGGTGTTGCTCCCGCCCGTCCTGAACTGTCCCATGAGGTAGGACATGAGGATGACGTTGTTGGCGGTTGAGTCAGTGCCACCCTCGCTGGCCGTACCAAGGGTGCGATCACGATGGGCATCAGCCCCTTGAACTTCCCGCACAACCCTTGAGAGGTTGTTGAAATTGGTTACCAATTGTTGGTTGGTAGCGTCCGGTGGGGTGGCATCAAAGTTGGACACAACTTCTCTGAGTTGCCTCTGTGCAGTCGTGATCAGTGTCTCTTGACGGGCAACCAGTTGTTGGTCCACGTCCCGGTCTGCCCTCTGAGCGGCGGCACGTTCGGCGTTGATGGCCTGCTGTGCTTCAATCCTCCTGCGATCCAAACTGGCCTTGACCTCGCGAACCACGTTCCTAGTGTGGATGTATTGCGTCAGCGCCGTCGAGATGTCCTGCCTTGACACAGTCACTCCATCGTGACCAACTCCAGGGAGCCCCACCACGGTGTACAGTTGTCCGGGGTTGGTGGTGTGGTTACGGCCATGGTGTGGACGGGCGAGCTCTGACGCCGTGCGGGATGACGTGGGACGCAGGGTAGCGGGGGTCCGGGACAACAACCCGTCAATCAGTTGACCTACGAACAAATCTTGCCGTGCGGTGCTTTGTTGACGGTTGTGGTCACGCCTGCTCGCAGTGTTCTCTCGGGTGAGCTCGTTCTCGACGGCCTGGAACCCAAGGGCCATGAACATCGGGTTGATGTGCGTGGGGTCCAGGGCCATCACCACGTTGGGGAACCCCACCAACCGGGGCGACCCGCTGTTGTCCAGCGTCTGGAGGGGTCGGATGGGGCTCTCGGTGTTCGCGAGGTTGATGGCCGAGAGGGTCTGGTCCAGGGCGACGTTGGTGTTCGACGTGTTGCCTGGGGCCAAGAACTTCCGGCGGCGGGCCGTGAGGGTGAGCGTGGTCGTACACTCTGCCCCAAGGTTGAAGGCGTGCGCCACCTGGGTGACGTAGTAGAAGCAGTCAATGTGGGGGATGTACACCGGGTACCCGGGACGAATCTCGGGCCGCATGGGGATCGTGACGGTCGCACCGTTAGACCCTGCGTTCTGGCGGTCCAGGTAGTTGATCGCGAAGTAGAACGCGCTCCGGGCGTTGGTGTAGTAGGTGCTCTCGACCGATGCCTCAATCCACCCGTACTGGGCCACCAACTTGTAGTCCACGTACTGGGACCGGCACCCCCACTCGGACTCGTCCACCAGCCCACGGGTGTTCTGAAACGCGCCGCCCTTCACAAGGACGTAGGTGGCCGCAGGCTCGTTCTCGGAGAAGTTGATGGAGACGATGTCCTCGGGCTCGATGCGGTACACCCGAGAGGAGCTCGTATCCAGGTTGTACATCGGGGGCTTGAACACCAAGTCCCCGTCGGCATCCTGGTAGAACTCGTAGCCGCAGACGTTGGTCACCGCCGTGGCAATGTCCATCTTGGACTCGTAGGTGCTCTCCCAGAGGTTCACCTGTCCGTACGAGCCAATGTCCGTCGGGAACGCCTGCAACGCCATGGCGTCCAGCCCCTGAGAGTTCCGGCCCTCGTTGTTGGCCGCGAGAAGGGCTGTATCTACCTGACGGGAAACCCTCCCGTCAGCCGTGTTTGCCCGCATCCCAAGGAGAATGGTGGGGTCTTGTGCGAGGTAGTCCAGGGACTCGTGGCCGGGGCTTGGGCTCACGCTCCCGGTCCCTCGGGACCCACCGAACGTCGTCGAACTGTGGCCGTACAGGGACAAGAACGCCTGCTGTGACGAGGTGAACATCTGGCCCGAGGCCCCGTGCATACGCAGGCCGTAGATCTTCCCCCGGAACCGTTGCTCCCAATACGTCAGGGTCAAGGCGTACAGCGGGTCGCGGGTGGTGCTGTTCACCGCGTTGAGGTTCGTGCGAGACGACAGCGCGAATCCCACCCCGTCCGCCACGCCAGCCGTGTCTCGGTACAGGGAGTAGATGATCGCGTACGGGGTCTTGCCCGTCATTGGGTGACCCGTGAGGGTCGTCTGGATGCCGCTGTTGGCGGGACGGGTGCCGAAGAATGACCCGCCGCCCGCACCCGAGAGCTTCATGTGCTCCCAGAAGTGCAGCATCCCGTTGCAGGTCATGTTGGCTGTGTAGAACCCACTGCTGTAGTCGTGGGTGACCGAGGTCACCACGCCGTGGAAGGCTGGGTAGTACGGGTACTGGGGGATGTCCCCAAGGTTGATCCCCGCGACGGGCCTGGAATTGGGGGTGGAGATCCCCTTCATGGGGAAGTAGCCCCGGAAATAGACGTGGATCTCCAGCCCTGGACGGAGGAGGGTGTTGCCGTCCCGGAAGATCGAGTCCCCGTAGTGCCTCGGAATGGACATCCCGATGGAACAGTTGGACGCTCCGGGCTCCACACCGAAGTCCACCGAGATCGAATTTACAAACTCGTTCAAATCGATGTTGTGGTGGCATGTGGGACACCCAGGCAAACTGGTGTCCCCATTCACGTAAACCTGAAAATCGGGTGTCCACTGGACCACATTCCTGCGGTTTGCAACCCAAGTCCCAGCGTAGGGCCTATTTTGGATGGACATTGATGGACCTTACCCCTCGGGGCGGATAGGCGGTCTAGGGCTGGTGGGTGCTCCGGTAGATTGCTGATACCGGCCCAGTACCGGATGGGTACTGTCTGACATGGAAACCAAACACACCAAGGTCTACCTCCCGGATGATGTCTCTGCTTGGGTTCGTGAGGAAGCCGCCCGACGACGCTCCACAACCTCTGCGATCATCCGGGACCTCGTGGTCGCCGCGATGCTGAAGACCCAACAGACGGAGGCGGGGAAATGACCCCCACGGACCCCAAGCCCTACGGGGAGGTCTACGTCATCACATGCACTGTCAACGGGAAACAGTACGTGGGTCAGACAACCCGTGGGGCAGGGAAGCGTTGGAGGGAACACCAGATCCACTCACGCCGACACCACAGCCACTTCCACCATTCCCTGAAGCTGTACGGAGCGTCCAACTTCACCATGGATGTGGTTGGTCGCGCGGACACATTTGAGGAACTGAACGAGAGAGAACGACACTGGATCAGTGTTCTTGGAACACTCACCCCCAACGGGTTCAACCTCACCACGGGCGGGGATACTGCCCCTGGCAAACAACACAGTTTGGAGACACGGTGGAAAATTGCTGTTGCTGCCAAAGACAGGGCACCTCGTCAGCAATCCACAGAGACCAGGGAAAGGATTGGTCAGGCCCACACTGGGATGACCCGTAGCCCGGAAGCCAAGGCCAGAATGAGCGCCGCTGCCAAGAACAGGCCCTCAGTGTCGCCAGAGACTCGGGCGAAGATGAGTGCTGCCCGTAAAGGGAAGACACACTCCCCTGAGACCCGAGCCAAGCTGATTGAATCCCGGAGAGCCCGTGTGTGATGTGGTCACCGACGACGGGTGGTGATGACCCCTGTGTCCAGGTCCACGACAGGTGTCTCGGCAACACTCTGCCACGCTTGGTTGGCGGTTGCCGCCGCGGGTGATGTCCCACCGATCCCTGGGGCGCTGAACAGTGACATCCGGTTCCCTGTGCCCGAGCGAGACAAGGACCCACGGTTCCGGTCCCGAGGCTCCCCAGGGCTCTCCATCGGGAGAATGCTGCCGGGGGCTTCGGCCATGTCATAGACCTTGTTCGCCACGAACTCGATGGAGATGTCCAACCCACCGTGAGGATGGGTCTCGTCGTCGGTGAAGTTGAAGCTCTCCATGTGCCCGACGTACACCATCTGATCGTATTCAAGGGCCAAGTTCCCGACCATGGGGAACGCCCGTGAGTTCGTCGTGGTGTCCTGGAGGTACGTCCCACCCTGGTATAGGGCCAGCAAGTTCTGGAGTTGCTGGTACGAGGCGCTGTCGTTGCGGCTCGCCCGCTGGACACCCGAAACCACGGAACCTCTCTGAGAGACGTTTGCCAACCCCGCGGTGTACGCTCCGATCTTGAAGGTGAACGAGATTTTGGGCATCTCCTCCCCCCATGCCTCGTAGATGTACCCCTTGCGATTGCGGCTCTGGTGCTGCGCGATCTTGGTGTAGGTGGTCTGCATCGAGGCCGGGTTGATGAGCATGAGCAACGGTGGGATCGTGCTCAACTGCTTCAACTGCACCGCGAGGGACAGCGCCGTGATGTCGTTGGACAGCGCCGGGGTGACCACGTTGTTCGAGGCGTTCGAGGGCGGGTGAGCAGCACTCCGCACCGCCGGGCCGTACACTTGGTTGAAATGTGCTTGGTTGTAGGCGTCCTCCAAGGTGAGCAGGGACGCTTCGGTCAGCCCAGCCAGAGCACCCCCTGAGCTCACCAAGTTCTCGTAGGCGGACCTCCCTGAGGGGTCCACCTGGGAACTGAACTGGGCCTGGGAGTACGTCACAGCGTCCCTGTTGTCGCTCCGCACCGTGGCACCCGGGGGTGCCCTGTTGGGGCTCCGTTGGGTCTGCAACAGGGTGGTGCTGTCGCCCCCGAGGATGGTGGGGAGTACCACTCGGATGACGAAGGGGGAGTACAACCGGAGGTCGGAGTTCGACCCATCCAGCGGGATGCCTTCTTGTACGTCGATGGACCGACCAAAGCTGGGCGTGTCCGGGATTCCGACGAACTGTGCGGGTGCTTGGAGTGGCTTGGTCACATCTCACCTACGACGGTGACGGTGGTGGGGCCTTGGGACCGCTGTGTCTGCATTGGTGAGAGGACCAGCGATGTCGTCTGGAATGTCCAGGTCGTTGCTCCCCATGGGCTGTGGCCCCGTGGGAGCCGGGTTGGTGTCCACCGTGGGGGCGGGGGATGTCGGGCCTCGGGTCATGTCCCTGGGGATGTAGATGCTCTTGGTCTGGTGGACCTCACGGTCCACGGTGAAGTTCGCCGTGAGCGCAAACTGATAGGGCTTCTCTGCCGTCTCCTCCACGGTGAACGTCGTGAACCACCCCCACCACGCCCCGCCGTCGTAGGTGATGAGAACTTGTCCCTGGAACGCGATGGTCCCCTTGGAGTCGTAGATGGCCCCGTTGTTGTGGAACAACGCCAGCATGTCCAGGTACTTGTCGTATGCCAGGGTGTCCCGCCGGGTGCCCCCTACGTCCCTCGCCTGCACGTTCTTCAGCAGGTTGTTGGAGGGTGTGGGGCCGGTGATGTTGGACAACCCCGAGTGCAGGCGCACGAAACCACCCGTCGCCTGGGTGAAGGCGATCTCCGTGGGGTTGCTCCCCCAGTGGTACTCCACCCACCCCGCAAGGGTCTGTTGCCGGGAAATGGTCTTGGCGTAGGTGAACGCCATGGAGGTGGGGTTGACGTGCAACACCAGCTTCAGGTCGGGCGGCAGTAGTGAGTCCTGACGGTTGGGTCCGATGATGTCGAACACAACGGGGCGCTTGCCACTCCCGTTGAACTCATCCATCGGTGATTGGAACGCCGACGGGATGATGTACTGGCCAGCCATCAGGCCCCCGGCACCCGGTTAGGGGTGATGCCAGCTTGCCGGATGGCCCGACGAACCACGTCGAACACCCGGCGCTCGTCACCGCCGTTGATGGAGATGTTCACGTTGCCACCGGCACCACGCCCCGCCGCTGCAATGGGACCCCCCGGCTTCTGTCCAGTCACTTGGTCAGCCCGGTCGATGGGAGTGATGACAGTCCTGCCACCTCGGTCCTGCGAGATGAAGTCATGGACAGCCCGGCCCCGAAGGGCCTGGATCCCGAATCGGCTCTCACCTGTGCCGCCGATCTCTCCCTCCGAGGCACGACCCCCCAACAGGGCCTGGATCTCTGCGGGGTTCTTTCCGGCCTTGATGAGCTCCTCAGTGAGGCGCATCCTCAACTGTGCCTCTGCAATGGCATCTGGGAGCTTGGACATGGCCAGACCATCCCCAAGATCCTTCCCCTTGAGGAGTTTCTCGTTGAACGCCTGAGCGCGCTGGTCCCGTTGCCGGGCGTCGTGGCGGGTCTGAACGTGGTGCTGTTGATCCTGGGCCTGTGCGTCTTGCCCCTGTTCCACTACGGGAGCCGCGGCAACCTCTGCGTGGGCCGGGACGGGGGGAGCCGGTGTCGCCGTCGCAGTGGGGGCTGCCGTGCCCGGGGCTGTGGGCGTCGCACCAGGGACCATGGGGGTCAGTGCCCTAGAGAGGATACGCTCAACAGTACGCTCGGGGGACATTTGCTCTTGGGTAATCCTGTCCCCCGCAGCACCCCTACGTGACATCTCAGATTGGGCTTCCGCATATGTAGAGAAAGCCCCTACATTACCCCCAGCACCTGTCAAACGGAATGCACGACTATCGTAGTCGTTGGTCCCGCTCCGCTGTCGCCCCCGTGCTTCAGTCAGGGCTTGGAGTGCAACCGGATCCTGGCGAGATGCCGCTTCGTCTTGGAGACGCTTGATTTCAAGCCGTGCTGCGACCTTCTGGTCCGGTGTGGAAGTGGCACCCTCAATGATTTCACGCTGCTTTGTGATGTTTGATGCCGTTTGCTGCTTAGTATCCATGATGGATGCGATTTTCTCATCAATGGCCCGTGAGATGTCTCTCGTGTTACGGAGGGTCTGTCCACCGGACCCGGTGGTGATACCCATCTTGTCCATAATCCATGACAGGGCACTTTGGATTGGACCTTCAACCACCTCGTACAGACTCTGCATCACACGGGCAACCTTGTTTTCCAGAATATCCGCGACAGACACAGTGGCATCCATTGTGTCCTGTGCCACATCCATTGCCGTGCGTGCGGCCTCCCCAGTGGCATCGAGGGCCGTGTTTTCGTTGGCCATCATGTCGCGGGCAGAAGTCAGTTGAGCCCCCTCAACCAAATGGCCCATGGAATCAACGCTTGCCTGAATGATTTTACCGCTCCTGACAATGGCTCCGTTGGCCCTAGCAGAAGCAATCCGCTCTGCATCAGTCTGTTGACCCCCATCATCCCGAATACGAGTCATCGTGCGCCAAGTAGCATTAGAGGAACGGAGCACCGCCCTCATGGAGGCAACCTGCTCACGGCTGTACCCAGAGACGTTTTCCAACGCCATCAGGTTGCGTTCACTGATCTCCCCATTCTGCTCCATGAGGTTCCCCAGAACCCCGTTAGTAGATGCCATGACAGCCATGATGGACCCACGGGGACCGAAATTGGCCATTGCCTCTGTTTGTGCCCCAATGCCACCCGTCATCCCACGGATGTTTGTGACAACCTCCTGCAACCGACGGCCTGTGTCCTGGACACCACGGTCGGTGCTGTTGGTCATCGCGGTGATCGCGTCTGCCTGTGCTGTTGGGTCCATCCTTTTGATGGTGTTGATCAGTGCCGTGCTATCCCCAGAGATACCAGCTTGCTCCATCGCAGTGGCAATTTCGGTGCTTAGGTGAGCCGCCGACAGAGCTTGGCCCACGGCAGAGGTCGCACCACCAGCCGCGGCACCCTGGCCTCTGCCATAGGCTTGACGGGCGAGGTTGCCTGAGGTGGTCCGGGCCTCTTGTGCAATGACACGGCGCATCCCACCACGGGACGAAATGACCATCTTGGTCAATTCCTGTGTGGACTTGTCTGATAGTTTTGCACCGCCAATCATCTCAGCGGCCTTCTTCTGCCCCATGATCTTGGACATGCGAAGGAGGAGATCCCCTGTATCCTCCAACCGGGTATTCAGTGAGGTCTGACCTTGCGTGGCCTGGACCACCATGGAGTAGAACCGGCGGGTACCAAATGCACTGTCACTGGCCATCTGTGCAATGGATGCAAAGCTGTCATTCACCGTCTGTGTAGACATCGCAAGATCGTTGACGTAGTTCGTCAGGTTGTCAGTGTACTCAGACAAACCGACCCCGGTGGTGTTTGCCACCGCGTAGATGTCCCGAAGAGACGATGACAAACTACGCGATGCAGCGTCCGCATTTCTAGTTCCTTGTGTGAGGCTCGCTAGAGTGATGCCCCCCTTATCAAGGGCATCAAACAGGGTCTTGGCATCCTCCTCTGAAACACCAAAATTACCGGACAGGTCCGACACCGTGTGTTTCAGGATGCGAAGGCCCTTGTTTAGGTTACCCCCACCCAGCCGCATCACGGACAGAGCCCCGTGGGTCTTGATGATGTCCTTGTTGAACTCCTTGATCTTCTTGTCGAACCCGATGAACGCCGCGAGGAGTACCCCCAACGTGCCGACAATCCCACCAAGGACCCCAACCAGTGCCCCTGCACCGCCGCCCATGGACTTTCCGACCGTGGATAGGACCTTTCCAACGCCTTTGCCTAGGTCATGGGACAGAGCCTGAACGTCAATGCCGTCCTTGAAAGCCTCCCCGATCTTCTCGCCGACCCCCTCGATTTTGTCCCCAATTTTGGAAACATCCTTTAGGTCCTTGAAAAAATCGTGGATCTCCTTGGCCGCGGACTCGGCCCTATCCGAGGCTTCCTTCAGGTTCTCGACGAACTTCTCTGAGTCCTTCTCGATGTGAGCGATGGTGTGACCAACACCCTCAATGGCTCTGTCAATACCTTCAATCGAGAGGGATACTTCTCTGATCTCGTCGTTGAGCTTCTTGGCACTGCTTACGGACTGATGGGAAAGGAACAGGAGCTCCTGGTTCGCTCGGATCTCGGCCTTGAGTGCGTTCCTCGTGTCCTTGTCAGACTCAGCCCGGATTGCTGCGACTTTCAGCGCATTCTCGGTCTGGATCTTCTCGACAAACTTCGCGTGTGAGAGTTCCCCACGGGCGGCTTTCAGGTCGTTCTTTACCTTGAGCTCTGCCTCTTTCACCTCACGAGCTGCCCTCTGCCTCTCAAGGTTCCCCCTCTCTCGTTCAAGGTTAGCCTGAAGAGCTCCAATCTTCTTGTAGCTCTTGGAGTACGACCCAAAAACACTCTGTGCCCCCGCTTCGGAGGCATTTTTCATGGAGAGTGAGAACTGGTCCGCCAGCTTCTTGGCTTGCTCAGAAACCTGACTGA